GCTCTGGCCTCGCGCCCGCGAAATGGACGTCTTTTGTGGGAGGGGGGATTGGCCATGAAAGCCGTCGGCCGCAAGCCAAAGCCCGTGGAACTGACTCTGATCCAGGGCAACCCAGGGAAGCGCCCCATCCGCACCACCCCCTCGTTCCCAGTACTGACGGACCACCCGCCGGACGAGCTACCGCCTCGGGGCAGGGCTCTCTGGCGCCGGCTGATTAAGCAGCTGAAGCCGATCCGGCTGGTCCAAGCCACAGACCGCGAGGCGCTGCTGGTGCTCTGTGATCTGTGGGCCACGTACTGCGACGCCATGGATCTCGTGCGCAAGCATGGCACCTTGATCAGATCCAGGAACAAGAACGAGGACCGGGCCGCCCTCATCGTGAACCCGGCTTGGCGCGTGGCCCGCGATGCCTCGAAGCAGATGGAGAGTCTGTGGGGCTCCTTCGGTCTGACGCCCTCCGATCGAGCCCGGCTGACCCTGGGGGGCGGGGATAGGGGCGAAGCCCCGGATGATCTTCTCACCTGACAAGCGCTGGCGCCCGAAGGGTACGGGACGCGAGCCCGTCTGCGCATACACCTTTCGAGACAAGACCTGCACCAAACGTGGGCCCCACTACTGCGAGCCCCGGGCGGATAAGACGGTGGCCTTCTTCGCTGAGAAGCTGGTGCACACCAAGGGGCCAAGGAAGCGCACGCGGTTCGTATTGGCCGACTGGCAGGAGTTCGAGATCACCCGCCCCATCTTCGGCGAGGTGATCTACTCGACCGAGTGGTGCTGCTACGTGCGGCGCTACCGGGTGGTCTACCTCGTCATGGCGCGCAAGAACGGGAAGAGCGAGTACGCGGCCGGCATCACCTTGGATCTGACCGTGGCCGACGACGAGGACGTGGCCGAGATCTACGGCGCGGCCAAGGACACCAAGCAGGCCGGCAAGGTGTTCGAGCCGGCGCTGATGATGACGCGGCTCGAGCCCAGTCTGGGCGCCCGCCTGAAGCACAACAAGAACAGCCGGCGGCTCTACGACGAGAAGACCTTCAGTTACTACGAGGTGATCTGTAGCGACGCCCTGGGAGAGCTCGGACACACGCCGCACGGCTTCATCTTGGACGAGGTGCTCTCCCAGCCGGACGGGAAGCTCTGGGAAGCGATGCGTACTTCGGTCGGTACTCGACTGCAACCCTTACTGCTGGCGATCACCACCGAGACGGACGATGCAACCTCTTTCGGGGCCAGCCTGATCGATGAAGCCGAAGCGATCATGTACGACCCCACCCGGGCCCCGCACATCTTCGCCTGGGTAAGGAAGCTACCCATAACGGACGAAGAGCTCGAGCAGCTGCGCCGCCACTTTGACCGGCACCCAGATCTACCCGTCTCCTGTGATCCGTTCGACGAGCGCAATTGGCAGTGGCCCAACCCCGCGCTCGACGATTTCAAAAGCCGGGAAGCCATGCGCGAGATGGCGATCGATGCCCAGCTAGACCCGACCAAGGAAAACTCCTTCCGGCAGTTCCAGATGAACCAGCGGGTGCAGCAGGCGACCCGTTGGATGCCCATGCAGCTCTACCGCGACTCGACCGGCGACGTGTGGCTCAGGCCCGACTCACATCGAGAAGAGCTCAAGGGCCGGCTGGCCTTCTGCGGTCTGGACCTGGCCGCCAAGTTCGACCTAACCGCCTGGTGTCTGGTGATCCCGGACGACGAGGGCGCGGCCGACATCCTGTGGCGCTTCTGGCTGCCCGAGGCGGCGGTGCCCGCGCTGGACAAGCTGAACGAGGGACGCATAACCCAGTGGGTCAAGGATGGTTGGATAACCCTCTGCGAAGGTGAGTTGATCGAATACGACGATGTGTACCGGGACATTGGCATCGACGCGGAAGACTTCAGGATCCGGGGCGGCGGCGCCGACCGCTGGTCGATGATGCCGGTGATCCAGGAGATCGCCAAGCGCACGAGCCTTCCGGTGAGCGAAGCGCTCGTGATCGTCGAGCAGACTTTCAAAGGCATGACGCCCGGCATGACCAGCCTCATGGCCCTGGTCAAGTGCGGACAGTTCAGGCACCACGGGAACCCGGTGGCGGCCTGGTGCTTTGACAACGTGCAGGTGCGCAAGGCGCCGTACGACCCGGAGCTCATTCGGCCGGACAAGCCCGACCGGGGCAAGACTGGGAAGCGCATAGACGCTGTGACCGCGGCCTCGATGGCGATTGATGCCTGGAAGACCCGCGGCGCGATCGAGCCGATGCGGTCCGCCTATGAGGATGCTGACCTGATGGTTCTGTGAGGAGGTTGCGCGTGGCTACCCTCTACCGCCGGTATGTGGGACGGAAGATCGTGGCCCAGCTGCCCGACCTTACTCTGGCCGGCACCCTTGAGCGGGAAGACGCCACTACCCTGGTCCTGGTCGACGTCGTGGCCATCGGTGCCAACGGGCGAGAGAAGAAGCCTGTCGACGGTGAAGTTGTGATCGAACGGGCACACCTCCAGTGGGCGCAGGTAGTTTGATGGGCCGAGCCTTTCAGTCGCTGGGCGAGCTCGGAGCCTACGTCGTCAATAGCCGCGTCCCCATTCACATCACCGATCCGGGCGTGCCGCTCTACAACTCCGTCACCGGCATCGACGGTATCTGGGCTTCCCAGCCCAGCGTGCGCAAGGTCGTGGACTTCATCGCCTCAAACGTGGCGAGCATCCCCTTCCACGTCTACGAACGGGTCAGTGACACCAACCGGCGCCGGGTGACCAACCATCCTCTGGCCGACACGCTGGCAACGCCGGTTCCCTCCCTACCGAACAAGGGGGCGGTCACCGCCTATCGCTTCTGGCACTCGATCCTGGTTGACTGGCTGCTGTGGGACAAGTGGGCGGCGGCGAAGATCGAACAGGAGGGGAAAACATACCTGCAGCGGATTCCGGCGCGCCGATTCCGGCTGGCGCACGACGGCCTCGACCGGGTGACCTCCATCGTGGTCTATGACGACTTCGGCATGAGCCGGGACAACGATCCGGGGGACTTTGTCTGGGATGCCGGCTACACCGATCCGGGCGCCACCGGCCAGTACGCTGACAGTGGGGCTGGCTGCTCGCCCATGACCACTATCGCCCAGATCTTGGCCGAGTATTCGGAGGCGGTCACCTACCGGCGCAGCGTGTGGGCCCACGGGGCGCGCATACCAGCCGTGCTTGAGCGAGAGCAGCCCTGGTCATCGGACGCTGCCCGGACGCGCTTCGAGCAGTCCTGGAAGACCTTTGTCAGCGGTGGGGGCGCGGAGGGCGGCACCCCCGTACTGGAGGATGGCATGAAGCTCAAGAGCTTCGATGCCTTCAAGCCGCAGGAAACCGGGGATCTCGAGGGGCGGCGCCTGACCGATATTGAGGTGGCCTCCTTCTACCACATCGCTCCGGAGCTCGTGGGTGCCCGGCAAGGCAACTACAGCAATATGGACGCCTTTCGGCAGGGGCTCTACCGGGAATCGCTCGGCCCCTACATCTGGCAGCTCACCCAGGTCATCAACCTGAACCTGACGACAGAGCTGGCCGGCACCCGGCCGCTCTACGTGGAGCCCAACCTCGAGGCCAAGCTGGCAGGCTCTTTCATCGAGCAGGCTGCCGTGTTCCAGTCCGCCACGGGGGCGCCATACATGCTGCGCTCCGAGGCGCGAGCCCGGCTCAACTTGCCGGCGGTGGCCGGGCTGGACAAGCCGGTGGTACCCCTCAATGTGCTGGTAGGGGGCCAGGCGTCGCCGCGGGACAGTGGCACTCAGAACTTGAACGCCCGCCCGGCTGTCAGGTGGAAGGCCCGCCCGGGCGTGACCTATGAGACGAAGCTCTTTCAGATCCTCACCGCCTTCTTCCGGCGTCAACGGGTGGTTGTGGCGGGCAAGTTGACCGCCAAGGCGGCGGCCGACTGGTGGGACGAGGAGCGGTGGAATCGCGAGCTGGGGGCCGACCTTTATCAGGGGGGCACGCTGGTTGCCACGCAGGCAGCGCAGGCCACCCTGGACGCTCTCGCCATCGACCCGGACACCTATGACGAGGACCGCACCCTGGCCTACCTCACTGAGATGTCCTCTGGTATCGGCAAGCGCGTCAACGCCATCACGGAGCAGCAGATCGAAGACGCCTTGGACGAGGACGAGCCCATGGACGCCTTCGATGCCCTTTTCGACGAGGCGGAATCGTCCCGGGCCGAGATGTTGGCCGGCGCTCTCGTCACGACATACGCGGGCTGGGGCACGCTTGAGGCCGGGCGCCAGGCGGGTGGCGAAGGCATGACCAAGACCTGGATCACCGGAGCGAATCCCCGGCCCGATCACGCCGCGCTGGACGGCGAGACGGTACTAGTGGCCGAGCTCTTCTCCAACGGGTCTATGTGGCCCGGGGATGGAGCCGACTCTGAATACGGATGCAACTGCGATCTGCAACTGACCGTCCCGTAGGAGGGCCGAGATGCTGACCAAGACATACCAAGCAATACTCAAAGCCCTCGGCCCCGCCGAAAGCGATCAGGGCATTGTGGAGATGATCGTCAGCACCTATGACGTCGACAGTTGGGGCGATCGGGTTATGCCAGGAGCCTTCGCGGACACGCTGGCGGACTGGAAATCGCGCGGGGATCCCATCCCCTTCATCTGGTCGCACCAGCACGATGACCCGGATTCGCACATCGGCATCGTCCTCGATGCAGCCGAGCGCGAGGTGGACGCCGCGGCCGATCCACCGGCGCCGGCGGGGCTGTGGGTGAAGGCGCAGCTGGATCTCGACAACCCCAAGAGCAAGCAGGTTCTGCGGCTGCTCAAGGGCCGGCGAGTGACGCAGGCATCCTTCGCCTACGACATCGTCGACGCGGGAGCCGTCACCGAGAACGAGCAGAGCGTCTACGAGCTGCGCAAGCTGCAGCTCTACGAGGTGGGCCCGACCCTCATCGGTATGAACCAGGCCACGGAGCTTCTGGGCGCCAAGGACTACCGGGTGCTGGGTGGCATCATGCGCAGCATCAAGGCGGGCCGGGTCATATCGGCCAAGAACGAGGAGCTGCTGAGAGCGGCCCATGAGTCCATCGGGGCAGTGCTCTCAGCTCTCGATAGCGACGACGGCAAAGCCAACCCGGGCGAGCCGGCCAAAGTTGAGGAGCCTTCACAGGCCAAAACTGAGGAGCCCATGCGTTCACGGGTCGCGGAGCTGGCGACGCTGGATCACAATCTGCGTTTCGCAGCCCTCGGACTCTGAGGGCGGAAAGGAAGCACCGATGAAGAAGTGGGAACAGCTACTTGCCGAGGCCACGGTGGCAGCCAAGGAAGCCCGCGCCATCTTCGCCAAGGCGGAGACCGAGAGCCGGGACCTCAGCGCCGATGAGCGGACCGAGTACGAAGCCAAGTTCACCTTGGCGAACGAGAAGATGCAGGCCTCCGAGGCGGCTCGCAAGGACGCCGAAACCCTGGCCAAGCTCGACGAGTGGGCCGGCTCCGATGGCCGGGCGCCGGATCCACTGGCTGGCCCCGATGCGAAGACGCGGCTCTTCGGCGAGCGCTTCGTCAAGGGCGCGTCCTACGGTGCCTTCCGGAAACTGCACCCCTCGGGCGTGGGCGGGTCCTCCACGCCGGTGGACATCCCGCCAGAGCGGATCGGCTCCCTCAAGGAATACATGGCCTATCGCAAGGCAGCGGGCGACCTGATCGTCAGCGCCGATGCTTCGCTGCAGAACATCCGCATGCCCATGATCGACCAGATCGTGCGGCCGCGGTTGACGCTGCTCGACCTGATCGACACCAACGGCACGGCTGCGGGCGACTTCGAGTACCTGCAGATCACCGGCGTGACCCGTTCCGCTGCCATCGTGCCCGAGGCCACCACCGTCACCGACGATGATGCGCTCAAGCCGCTGAGCGATCTGTCCACCGAGCTGGCCTACGCACGGGCCTACACCTACGCGGACGGCTTCCCGGTGACCAACCAGCTCCTGTCGGATGCGCCGGCTCTGGCGGCCTTCATGAACAACGAGCTGAGGTACAACTTGGACCGGCTGCTTGAGGACATGGTGCTGAACGGCCCCGGAACCACCGGACAGCCCACGGGCCTTGAGCACACGACCGGCGTCCAAGAGCAGGACTACACCGCGGGCGGCGATGCCATGGACCTGGTCCGGGCCATCCGCCGGGCCATCACCAAGGTGCAGATCACCGGCGGAGGCTCGGTCACGGGCATCGTGCTTTCGCCCGAGGACGAAGAGGAAATCGACCTGATGCAGGACCTGAACGAGCGCTACTTCGGCCAGGGCCCGTTCGGCAGCGGCCCCAACACGCTCTGGGGTCGGCCGCGCATCGTCTCCGAGAAGATCGCCCAAGGCGACGCCTGGGTGGGCGAATGGACCCAGATAGCACTGCTGGACCGCGAGGGGCTTTCCATCCTGGCGTTCAACCAGCACAGCGACTGGGCGCGCCGGAATCTGACCTACGTGCGCGCCGAACTGCGGTCGATGCAGGTCAACTGGCGGCCGGTTCGCTTCTGCAAGGTGACCACCGGCTCGTAGTTCGCCTGGCAGCAAACCACGACGGGAACCTGCCCGTGACGAGCATGGGCAGGTTCCCTCGATTGAGGAGGCGCTTCGTGGATGACATGGTGACCATCGGCGGGGTCCGCTACCAGAGAGGGGACGCAGAGCGCCGCGGTCTCATCGGGAAGCGCAAGGCACTGAAGGCTGGCGCGAAGAAGGCGCCGTCACCGGCCAACAAGAAGCGCGGGGTGGGCACGCTATCGACCAAGGCGAGCGTGGCTGAGCCCAAGGATCTTCCGCTGGACGAGGCCCAAACTGAGGACAACGAGGAGTAGCATGGCCGATCCCGTCTTTGCCACGCCAGCCGAGCTGAACACCTTCACGGGGCGTAGCATCCCCAACGCGCAAGCGACGATGATGCTGGCTCAGGCGGCGGCGGCCATCCGCGCTTACTGCGGCTGGCACATCTATGCCTCCAAAGAGGTCCACCTGACGCTGGACGGGCCCGGGACCATCATCTTGAGCCTGCCTTCCTTGCTGGTCACCGAGGTGGACACCGTCACCGAGGACGACGAGGATTTGGTGGTGGATGACGACTACCAGTGGTCGGCCATGGGCGTGCTGCGGCGGGTGGGTACCAACTGGACGGACAAGCTGGGCGGGGTCGTGGTGACCTTCACCCATGGGTACGCGGTGCTGCCCCCAGAGATCCAGGCGGTGTGCCTGCAAGCGGCCGCCCGAGCGGTGGCCTCGCCAAGCGGCGTAAAGAGCGAGCAGTCCGGTGGCCTCTCGGTGACCTACGCCATTCCCGGCGGGCTAATGGAGCTTGAGAAAAGCGTCCTCGCCCGCTACCGGGTGCCGCAGGCGCCGTGATCCCGCAGGGCCGCGCGCTTGCCCCGGCGAAGCGCCCCTACCAAGACCTGTGGCGAGACGGGGGATTGGTCGCCGCCGGGTCTCGTGACTGCCGGGGCCGCTATGACCTGGTCGCGGCCACGCTCCCGAACGATCCGTTTACAGTGCTGGACGTAGGCGCCTATACCGGCTATTTCTCGATTCGGATAACCGAAGAGTTCGAGGCCACCGCAACAGCGGTCGATGACTTCGCCGGGCTCGCCGGGGTCACGTCTGACCGGGTGACTGTCATCAGGAAGCGGCTTGGTCCCCGAGGGCTCGATGCGTTGCCGCGTCACGATGTAGTGCTCACCCTTTCGGTGCTGCATCACATGCGGGACTGGCAGGCTGCGCTCAGGGCATTGCGGGCCTGTCGATCGCATCTCGTGATCGAGGTCTGCCATCCGGACGAGAAATGGATGCGCGCGGCGGCCTCCCGTCATGAGGTGGCCGCTCAGTACAAGGCAGTCTCATCGCTACCGGGGGCTCGGCTGCTGGGCACGTCACCGCGGCTCGGTCGCGACGGCGTCTCCTACCTTAGGCCCATGTTCCTGGTGCCGGGCACCGTCCGCACGCTGACCGGGCAGGCGTTCACCGGCTCAGGCTCGTGCTCGCGAAACATGCCGCGCTACGACCGCGGTCTAGGCGCCAAGCTCGGCTATGAGCCGTTCCCCGGATCACTGAATCTGCGTCTGCCCGCCCCGCACCAGCTAGGGCGACCCTGCCTCAACTGGGTGGGCATGAAACGGAGGGACCGGCAATTCTGGCGGGCCTGGGTCGAAGAGCTTCCGTGTCACGCCCATGTGCCCGGACGGCGGAACCATGGCCCCGACGTGCTGGAGCTGGTGGCTCCGGTGTGCCTGCGCGAGCGGCTACGCCTCAAGGACGGCGACCTGGTGACCTTCGACGTGGAGGTTGGGCCGTGATCCCACGTGTGCTGCATCGTATCTGGCGCGGTGGCCCGATGCCGGCCGAGTTCGTCGTCTACGGGAACTGCTGGCGCAAGTTGCACCCTAAGTGGGAGTGTATCGACTGGCTGGACGATGCCCAGATCCCGGACGCGCCGGCCGCAGCCGTATTCGCCCGGGCGCGCGAGCTCGCACCCCGCGACCACCTGCGTTTCGAAGCCGACATCATGCGGCTGCAGCTACTCTGGCTGCTCGGGGGAGTGTATGTCGACTGCGACGTGCAGCCGCTCAGGCCCCTGGATGAGCTGCTGGCCGGGGTGGAGTGCTTCGCTTCCTGGTCGCCCCACCGGGGCGGGGGTGGGAAGCGGCTGCTGACTAACGCCGTTATGGGGGCGGTGCCCGGGCACCCCTTCATCGGGGCATGCCTGGCTGGCCTTCCGGCGGCCGTGGAGCGGTACAGAGGCCGCTCACTGGCTCAGATGGTGGGTCCCTGGCATATCTCACGCGTCTACGAGCGGCAGGCCCAGGGCGTGACTGTGTTTCCAGAGCGGATCTTCTCGCCCCAGGCCAACCGCGACCGGGATCGTGGTTGCATCCCTGACCTATCGAAATCCTACGCCTGGCACAAGTGGGCGACCTCGCAGGACCGCCGAAAATGACCCATCCCGTCATCGAGTTCTGGGAGGGACGGTATCACCGAGGTGGTACATCGGGGCGTGGCTCGAGTGGCCGTAAGGCCAATCGCAAAGCCGGGACCATCAATCGCCTCATCGAGACCCATCACGTGCACTCGGTCATCGACTGGGGCTGCGGGGATGGAACAGTCGCCGCCAAGATCATCGTCCCCCGCTACATCGGCGTAGAGGTCTCCGAGACCGCTCTTGAGATGTGCAAGGCGAGGGCAGATGGCCCGGGGCGCGAGTGGTACCTGTACGACGGTCTGGAGGTCCTGCGTCTGAGGGCGGATCTGGCTCTCTCGCTGGACGTCATCTTTCATTTGACTGATGACGAGATGTACCGCAGACATCTAGAGCTGCTCTTCGCCTCTGCGCCGCTGGTCTGCATCGCTTCATCGAATCGAGATGAGTGGGGACGGTCGCACGTACGACACCGGCGCTTCACTGAGGACATCCCTGCCGGCTGGACCATACTCAGGCGACCGCCAGTCAAGACTCAGGGCAAGATCAACTACTGGATCTTCCGACGGAAGGACGGGCCGGATTGAGCGACATCCTGCTCTCGGTTGCCATCATGGCCCACCCCAAACGCGCCGCCTTCATCCCGGAGTTGCTTGACTGGCTGGGGGATCCTGATATCCCGGTGGTGTGGGACCGGAAGCAGAACCGATGGGACACCGGCCGCCGCTCCATGCTGGCTTATGACCCGAATTGCAGTCACCACGTGGTAATCCAAGATGACGTGCTCCCCTGCCGAGATCTGCTCGCGGGACTGACGAAGGCGCTTGAGCATGTGCCCCCAGACGCTCCGGTGTGTGGGTACGTCGGCGCCCGTCGGCCAAACGCTCCTCTGGTCAGTGCGGCCATCGGTCGGGCCGCTGCACAGAAGGCGTCATGGATCACGATGCACACGCTGAACTGGGGGCCGCTCATCGCGCTGCCCACGAACATCATCGACGAGATGATCGCCTACTGCGATCCGCTCACCACCATCGACAACTACGACCGCCGGCTGTCGCGCTACTGGGAGCTCAGGCGCGGGGTGCGCATCTGGTACACCGTCCCCAGCTTGGTAGATCACCGGGATGGCCCTTCGATGGTTCCAGGCCGGGTGAGCACCGTTCACCACTCGGGGTCACGCGGCTGCCGTATCGCCCACGGCTTTCACGGCCATGACCGCTCGGCTCTCGACCTCGACTGGTCCGGGCCGGTAGTGCATGCCGAGAACGACACGCAGCCGGCGCGATACAACGGCCCGACTGTCACCTACCGCCACAAGCACGCGGGGAAATTGCTTACACTGCCGGCGACCAGTCATCGGGTGGCGAGACTAGAACGAAACGTGTTCTGGGAGTTGGTAACGTGACCCCCTCATTCTCATACTGGAGGTTCTGATGGCCGACCTGAAACGACGTCTCATGCAGGTCTCCGGGGCGGACCCCGTCGAACGCCTCAGGGATATGGGCGACGGGACCCATGCCGTCGTCGTATCCGCGGTCGTGCGGGATGGCGCGAGCGTCGAGATCGACGCCGACACCGTAGGGACGGCCATCGACGCTGCCATCCGCGACGGCGGAGCGTTGCCGGTATCACTTCCGGCCGATCCACTATCGGTAGAGCTCGCCGCGAGCGGCCTTCCCCTGGTGACGGCTGGTACCACGGCGAAGATCAACTCCACCATTACCCGGCCCGCCGATACCGCCCAATACGCAGCGGGGGAAGCCGTCACCAACTCCACCTCGGCCCCGGCCACCGCCATCATCGCCAATGCCGCTCGGGCGATCGCTGGCACGGGCATCATCCTGAACGCCACTCTGATCGACAATGAGGCCCCGGCCACGGCGGGAGAGTTCGAGGCCTGGATCTTCGATACCACCATCACCCCGGACAACGACAACGCCGCCTTCACCCCCACAGACGCGGAGCTGCTCACGCTGGTGGCTATCGTGCCGTTCGGCTCGGGCGACTCGTTCGTGGGCACGGCGTCGGGCAACCGGGTATACCAATCGGCGGCCATCAATCGCGGGTTCGTCTGCGCTGCCGTCAGCGCCAGCCTATATTGGGCGCTGGTGGTGCGCAACGCCTACACCCCCGTCTCGGCTGAGACTTTCACCCTGCGTCTCACTATCCTCCAGGATTAGCCGTGCCCGCGCCCCTCACCATGCGCAAGTTGCTGGCTGCCGACTCGGGCGTCCCGCGTCGCAGCCTGGCCGCCGCCTGGCACTTCTTCTACCCCAACATCGCCATCGACTCGGAGACATTCTCTAGCGGCTTCTGGACAAAGAACTCCTGCTACATCGCCGCCAACTGCGCGCTCGATCCGTTCACGGGGGCGTACACAGTAGACAAGTTGGTGGAGAACGGGTCCGCAAACGATGTCCACTACTTGGCGCAAGTCATGGGGGCATCGACAGACACGCATACCACTGGCATCGTTGTCGAGCCGGCGGGCCGAACGTGGATCAGACTAGTGGCCGCTGGTGGCACTAAGCACGCCTACTTCAATCTATCGGGGGCGGGGACGGTAGGCACAGTCTCTTCCGGATACACCGCTGATATCGAGGCGTTGGCTGGTGGGTGGTATCTGTGTACGCTGACCGGAGCTGGTGCAGTCAGCAATTCGATTCTTATCGTGCTTGCCGAAGGCGACGCCGACCAAACCTACTCCGGCCTGGGCCACTCCCAAGTATGCGCCGCAGGCGGCGGCGTGACGACGGCCAAGTTGAGCACCTGCGTTCTGGCCGATGACACTCTCAACGGCTCCGAAGCCTTCTTCTCGGACGCGCCTACCACTGTGCACACCGTCACCGACTGGGACACCACCAGCAAGGTGATGACCTTCACTCCGGCCCGCTCAGGCGCACCTGACGGCACCACCTGCGTCGTTGGCCCCGGTATCTACATCGCCCGCGCTCAACTCTACCCGGCCGCCACGCTGCCCGAGTACGTCGCCACCACCGACCTGCAATCGCTGGCCGGGGCCTACGGCACGAGCGTAGCGCTACAACAGGGTTCGACGGCCAATGCCGACAGCAGCGACTTCAAGCCGCTGGGGCCGGGGGCGAAGTTCGAGACGGACGACATCGGCATCAGTCCCAACCTGACAGGCGTCACCATGGCCGGGGCGTTCTCGCTCTTCATCGCGGGTAAGTTCAGCGGCACTAGCGGAACCATCGTCAGTCTGGCCGGAAGCGCCGGGACCACCGACTTTCAGCGGGTGGCTTACAACGGCTCGGGCGTGGTGCGGATCGGAAGCAAGGCCGGGGCCGCTGCGGAAACCAACTCCGCCGATTTGACTGTATCGACCACCGCCTACCTGGTGCTGGAACTGAAGAGCGACGGGACCACCCTCACGCTCACCAATCTGACCACCGGCGTGGCCGTCACCCTGGCCAGCCAAGCCCCGACTGGAGCTGTGCGCCTGGGCGTCTACTGCAATGCCCTGTCCACCATCGCTACCATCGCGGACGCGGCTACCGGGCTTTCTGGTCTCGTCTACGGCCGGTCAGTCTCCATTGCTGAGCGATTCCGCGTCTTGAGAGCGCTCAGAGCCTACTGGATCGCCTCGCCTAGAAACGTGACGGTGGACTAGATGGGAACCACGGAAGACATCAAGCCTGCGCCGCTGGTTATCATCGACCCGGCCAAGAGCCTCACGGCTGACGCCGCTATCAAGACGGCCCGCATGACCGCCTGGGCCGCGCCCATCGTCGAGAAGACGCTCACCGACGAAGCTCTGGTGCGCGAGAAGGTGTGGCGTGACGACAAGGACGCGCCGCTCGTCGTCTTCGACGGCAACGAGAAGGGCGCAGTCGTGACGGTCGTCCAGTGCGCCAAGGCCGATGAAGCCCAGGTGCGCAAGCTGATGAGCCCCAACCTGCCCTTGAACGGTCAGAGCGTGGCCCTGGGTGTGCCGGTCGAAGGCGCGGACGGCCTGCTCGTCTGGTGCGACGCCCGCTGGTCGCCCGCCACCGGCCACTGGATGATGGCCCGCCTGGCCGGGGTGGCGAGCGCCAAGTGCCTGGCCGCGCTGCCTAAGGGCTGGGCGGCGAAGGGCGATGGGAAGCTGGTACCTTCGTGATCCCCTCCTTCTGGCGCGACAGCATCGCCATCCTCCGGGCGCCGCTCATCACTGACGAATACGGCACTCCGGGCACGGAGCGCGACTGGGCGCACCCGGCCACGACCACGGTCGCGACCTGCTCAGTGCAGCCACTCGCCAGCACAGAGTACGACCTCGGTCGCGAGGCCGTGACGGTCCGCTGGCGAATCTATGCGCCGTCGGGTACGGACATCCGCGCGGGCGACCGGGTGGCGTTCGCCGGGGAGACCTATGAGGCCGACGGAGACGGCCAGGACTGGTCCTCTCCCAGCGGAGAGCTCGACCACGTAGAGGCTCTGATGAAGCGGAGGGAGGGTTAGGGTGCCCGGCACGCTCCGTCTCAAGATCCTGAACGAGGGCATCGGTGAGCTGCTGCGCTCCGAGGGCGTCAAAGCCGACATCGCAGCGCGCGCCGAGCGGGTGGCGGCTGCCGCCCGCGGCGAGACAACCATGCCGATTCTGGTGGAAGACAAGACCGGCGTCCGCGCCCGCTATCGCATCGTTGCGGATGCACCGGAGGCCAAGGCCATCGAAGCCAAGACTAGACTGCTCGGACGCGCTATCGACTCGGCGAGGGGATGATGGCCCGCCCGGTCTTCGCCAATGCCCAGGCGATTCTGGTGGATTACCTGCGGCCCACGCTGGCCGGGCTGACTGACCCCGTCCTCTCCGGGCTCATCGTCGGCACGAAGGTCCCCGCGACCCGGACCCTTGACGGGCCTCCGCTGTTGGTGGTGCGCCGGAGCGGCGGGCCTGCGGAGACGCCCATCCTCGACCGGCCACGACTTGATTTCCTGGTCTGGCACGAGACCGAGTTCAGGGCGACAGCCGTGGCCAACATCGTCCGCTCCTTGCTCCTCTACGACCTGCCCGGGCAGGTGCACGACGATCACGTGGTCTATCGCCCCGTGGAATTCTCGGGCCCGACC